GAATCCGCAATATCTGTAGCTGCTGCTACATCAACCCAAGCCATAATTTAATAGTTTAATTAATAGTATTTATGGTGGTGTACAAGCATTGTTTGTACCATAATCTTGCCCTATAACCTTGACAGGTTTCGTAGGAAAAAAGAATCTTATTATACTAAGCAGTCTAAGCATATGCCTCTGAAGCAAGTCTTATTGCTAAACCTAGAGAAGTTCCCATGATGGTGAGTCGGCTCATCCACCACATTATTTCGTGTTTGTTCATCGGCCCATTGGGACTATGCCCATAAGATAATCCAAACCAGTTTCGTTGGTACAGGTATCAACGTAAGAAGGATGCTCACGTAAAAACGGAACATCCTCTTGTGCATCTTTAATAGCTTCATACGAGTCATTAGCATACTCGCAAATTTGATGACGCTTCTGATCAGCGTCGTGATACCCTACGGTATAATGTGACAGGGGCATGATCTTTCAATCCCTAATGTACTTATATTTATTGTAGCATATAAGTACAATTACGCAATAAGTGTGGGATTACTTATAATGATATGATGCTTTGTTAGTCTTACCTAACTTACCACTTCTTACCTTAGTACCTGAAGTTTCACCATCTCCTTTAGGGTGTTTACCTGCAGCAGACTTACCTAAGTTAACAGACTTACCTGGTTTCTTAGACTGGGTATCATGTAATCTTGCTGGCTTACTCTTGTCCTTTGTGATGACTGATTCTTGACCATGCTTTCTGCCAAGACGACGCATTGTTTTACCAAACCTACGTTTTGACATCTTATCAGGTTTGGAAGTTTGGTAAGAGACTTCTCTACCAGTACCTTCCTTTCCATCATCACTCTTGTACTTGTATTCACCAACACCTTTCTTATACCCTATACCTTTCTTCTTCAGATCTTTCTCAAGACCCTTTCTCTTATCACGATTCTTTCCTTCACTACTACCACGGTCTGCAGATATATTACCTGTAACCTTAGTCTTAGATTTGGTTAGCATTCTGGTTGTTGGGTTTCCCTCAACTATGTTGATAAAATCTTTATAGTACATAACCTTTAATTGTGCTTCTGTTGCTAACTTATTTGCCGTAGCATACATGACTTCCTTGTCACGTTTCCCATATAGTTTCTTAAAGCGATGAGCACTTTTGTTCTTCATCCCTCTAACTATACGTTCTGCTTCTTGGTTAACGGCTGGCATCTTAGCCTCCGACCACTTGTACTTCTTCTATGATAACTACATTTGTTGCAGCAGTAATCTTAACAGCACGTTGAATTCTTGCCTTAGAACCAGATGCCCATGTGTAATCAGCACTTGCAGAAGAAGAATCTATATCAGTTGATATGATGTTACTAGTTGAAATTGCAGTAATCTTTTTACCAACAGTTCCTGCAGATAAGAAATTACTATCAATTGCAGCGTCTGTACCTTCATCTACAACTGCAATATAATCTCCTACAGAAAATGGATGATTGATTGCTGTATCTTGAACATGCTCACCAACGTAATAGTCGGCAGTTGCATCATCAATTGCTTTAACTATTTTTGCTTGTCCAGGTTTGCCACCTTTAATAAGAACAAACTCATTTTGTACTAGAGTTATTGCGGGTCCACCATTGAATGAAACTGTGGCAGCACCTGCTGTAGAACCAACTCTATAATATCCTGTTTGTACTGTTTGATATTCAGAAGCACCAGCGGCTACCGAATTAGTACTTAATACATTAAGAACTGTCATTGTCGTGTCTATGTAGATTCACCTTTATTTATATTCTTCAACATCTTTTGAAGCTCTGCAGTACTACCAACAAACATAGCATTGGTGACATTTGTTGGACCCCTCTTTTCTTCCTTATCCAATTCTTTCATCTTACCTTGGAGATCTATCAATTTATCTGTTACATCTCCGACTGCTTTAATTGTTGTTGCAGCAACTTCATAAGCACGAGGATGATCTGATGCTCGTGCCACATCAAGTATACCATCTACAGCCTCCTGTCCTTTCATTACTAAGTTATGTAGTTGAGCACGAGAAATCTCATAGTCCTGTTGTATATCAGGAGCCTCAGTTTTCTTTTTAAGTGATTTAGTTTCCTCTACATGTTTTTCAAGATCTGATGGTTCATCACCAAATGCTTTTGCAAGTCCATCAAAACTCATAATTAAATTGCCTCATCATTACCACTAATAGGATTGCGTTTCTTCTGATCAGTATACTCAGAGAACAACTCACCAAATCCAAAGTCATCACTCGAATCTAGTAGTGCTGCATCATCCTCATCTATCTTCAGAATACCTGCACCATTTGCATGTCCAACAATAGTTGAACCATTCCATCCTCTACCAACATGTAAGGTACTACCAACGATTCTATTAACATGCATAACCTCAGTGCCAATCTGAATATCATCTCCTTGTACAAAGGATGATACACTAGCAACGGATATGATTCCATCATTAACATCCATTGCAGCAGTAAGAGTAGTAACTCCTACTCCATCCTGATCTGTTAATGCAGTAGGAGTAACAGTGTATCTCTTCTCTCTTGGTGCTGATGTTGTATTGGTGGTACTGTAAGTATCTGTAATAGCCTTCTTGATAACCTTGCTGTCTGTAATAGGACCGTATAGGTATGTCTTTGCAGTAAAATTAAGCGTGTATATAATTGCTCTGCGTGTTGCGAAATCTCCTTCGTAATCATCCTCATAATCTATGTTCTGTAAAACTATAGGAACGTCTTTTGTTTCTCCTATGGTTGTTTGTAATTTAACTGAGAGATTATAATGAGGTTGAAAGTACGGAAGAATCTGTTCAATGATTTGTAATCCGTCATCTTGGTTCTTTGATATAATTGCCAATTCAAATCCAATATTATAAGGCACAGGCATAAAAGCATTCTTGTTTTCATCTGTGTCTTTTTTAAATTTAATTTTCTGTGTAGGTGATACCTTTCTAGAAGGATCATATCCTATACTATTAATCTCAAAAGATAATCTAGGTAAAGTTATTTGTACTCTCTTATTAGTAGGGTCTGGATTTTGATCTAACCTTGCTAAGAATTTCTGCTTTGGACCATATGCCAAAGGCACTTTCATCACTTCATCTGAGCGACGAATTTCAATATTGTTAAACAACGTTCCGAAAGACACGATAGTCTTACGAAAAATTTCATTGTATGAGTATGTTCCTAACATTAGATTGATACATCAGTTGAGCTTCCGACTGTTCCGAATGGGTTAGACTCGGAGAAGTCTATAATATCGTTATCACTAGTTTCAAAAGTATCGTTCTGATCGTAAGTGATATTTTTATTGTCTATTGTATTATATGTAGCAGTTGTCCAAGATGCACTAGATGTACCTCCTGTAACTGTTTCTGGAACAGTGAATGTACCAGAACGATTGATAACGATGAGAGTCCTAGAAGAACTATCCCAAGACTTAACCTCAGCCGTAACATTTGATGACCCTCCAGTAACAGTTTCACCAATTGTAAAGTCTCCACTACCACCAGTAGCGAGACCAACAGTGATTGCATTAGCAAAGGCAGTCTCTATAGCATCTAGATCTGTAAGACCAGTATCAATCTCCTCGTCGCTGTACTCAAAGAGTTCACACTGACATTCCCAAACATACCCTTTACCTAACTGGTAAAAAGGACGTTCGACTTCTACAAACTTAATTTCAAATAAATGTTTTGTTATTGGGAACCAAATTAAATCCCCTTCGTTGGGTCTTCCTTCGACATTGAGTACAGTCGAGTCATCAACCTTTTCTTTAAATTTTTCACGGGAGAATATAAACGTTGTCTTATCCTCGATGCGGATTCCAAACTTCGTAAGAAGCTCGCCTTGTCCTTCCCATCCTTCAACATTATTGACATAGGCACGAATGGCTTTGGCACTTTCAAATTTGCCATCAGAGTCCTCTCCGAAGACGTTATCACGGTTGACAATAGTTCTCGGCACGTAGTAAATATCTTGCCCGTAAATTTCAATGCTCTCTACAACTAGGTTTTCCATGAACTTCTGCTCTTGAGCAGAACCGTTTAAATTTAACCGTCCAGAATTTGAATAGTCAGACTGAACGTAATCTTGTGCTGGTGTATTTGAATATGCCATACATTAACCTACTAAGTCCATAGGTGGAAGTTCATAACGATCACGCAGTTCTTTTTCAAGATCTGTTTTAAAGGTTGCTGCATCCTCAAGAATCTGGCGACCATTGAGAGTAACACCACCTAACATTTGAATACCATCATACTTACTTAAGTTACGACCCCACTGTTGTTGGAAGAGTGCTTCCACATAATCCTTCATCCAGTTATCATTATACATGGAAGTATAAGTTTCTGGGTCTTGCCGCATATTACAATCAACCATAATATAATCACCTACTGCCATATCTTGCCAATCAAAGTCCATATAAAGTCTACCTTGCAATTCATTCCATTTCACTCTACGATTTGCTTGAGAATTGGTTATCCAATCTAAAGTTTCAAGATATTGAGAAGTCATGAAATAATGTAAGATACGACCATGTGTCATATTATGAATATCATTCAAGAAAAGTTGATATTTAATATTGAATATATTACCACTAGACATCTTTGACATACCAATATTGGTATAAACATGATTAATGTTTAACATACCTGGAGGTGTATCAATATAATTATCTGAACCATACCACGGACCTGAACCTTCTTGAGTAAATCCTCGTCCTGCATCCAGCATAGCCTGTGTAACTTCAACTCTCATGAAAGTTTTATAACTTCCATTATAATGATATTCTTGATAGTAATCTATTGCTTCTTCAATTAGATCATCTAGTTGCTCAGTAGCAACGTTAATGTCTATCGTAGGATATCCTAACCGACGAAGAGCATAAT